CTCCCGGTTCGCCCAGCCGACGCAAGCCGTGGGTCTCGTTACCTTCCTAACCAGTACGACCGTCTGAATGTGTTCAAGGGTCAGAAGGATTTCCGCTCAACATCAAACACCACTGGTTTGGGTTTGGCATCCAAGGTGCTCAATAACAATCCTTTTGCACACACCTTTTCAGCCAAGGCGGAAACAGGGACTCCGCTCATTCAGCCTGTAAATTAAGTTTGGTAAAACTAAAGATGCAAATCTGGAAGTGGCTCCTCATGCTCGGACTTTTGTTTTTGATTACATATCAACCATCACAAGGTGGGGGAAAGCTGATGAATTTTTTTACGAACGACTCAGTAGGAGGGAATGACTTCCCCACACGAGCAGCCATGTCGGGAGAGGCACAAAAGTATAGCGATTCCAGTGACGACGATCAATAATAAGCAGTACATGCTTATTGTTCACGATCGCAGATACCAAGAGTGGACGTTTGTCACCGGTGGGTGTCGACGTCGGGAGGTGATTAATCCCTTGCGGTGTGCCGTTCGTGAACTCGAAGAGGAGACTCGAGGCACGATCAACCTGAAACGAGGTGCATACTCATATTTTCAGTTTGCAACAAAGTACAAGGGTCCAGGTGATTCTGAAGCTGACATAGAAGATGATGTCACCAGCATTTACCACGTCTATGTAATCGATTTGCCAGTGACGTCTATTGAACAAACATACATCGTTCGGCGATTCAACGAGGAGAAATCCAAGATGGAGAATCGGCAAACGTATTTTCGTAAAAACTACGACGAAAATGACAAAGTGGAGTTTGATACACTCGAAGGAATCACAGCTCGTGAAAACCTATGGGACATGATACGGACACACGTCATCTCAAACCCAGATTTTCACGCAGCTCTTTCCTCGACCCAACGTACAAATTTTTATTTCCGGAGTTAGCGTCAGAATACACGTGTGAAAATATTGACATTCATCAGAACATGACAAAGTCAAAGCGTATGTTTGCCGAGATGCTCGTCCAGGCGCGAGGTTACGGTGACGCCGACGAGATTGCAAAGACCATGTCACTCGTCGACATCATCTACGAAATGAAAAAGGAGGAGTTGAAGAAGGTGGAACCGGAGAAGGAGGCAGAGCATCCTTCGACAGAGGAGCCAGTCGTGGATGACAAGAATGAGGCTCTGCCTCCTTCGACAGAGGAGCCCGTCGTCATTGTGAAAATTAAAGACTTTTGGAGTCGTTTGACACACGATTCTGACACAGACTAAAAGAATGAGTGGTATATCGTAGTATGGAGAAATGGATCACAGACAAGGGCCCTGGAACACACGTCCTTATGGATGGTGGAATTCTTCAAGTTCCGTTTGAACAACTTGACGAATTTTACACAGAATGCACACACACAGTACGCCTCGGTAAGAAACTATATGTGGTGGAGCAAAAAACAGACGTTTTCAGGTTTTTCGTCGATCTCGATTACAAAGGTCCAGAGGCGCTTCCAGATGACGTCATTATCAATCTCATAGAATTGATGCATTCCGTCGTCCAAAAGGGTCGCTGTATCATCGCGCGTGCCGAACCTCGTGATGTAGACGGTCAAGTGAAGACGGGTGTGCACATCCATTGGCCTGACGTTCTTGTGACCAAGTCTGACGCGCTCGCTTTACGAACTCGTATTCTGCTCGAACTTCCCGGTGACCCGGAATGGAGTCAACGTATTGATGCGAGCGTGTATGGTGGCTCTGGTCTTCGAATGCTCTGGTCTCACAAACGTGAAAAAGGCGTTGATTCAAAGCCGTACATTCCATGGCGTGATCTCGAAGGGAACGTATTTGACTCTGTACCTTCAGCTGAAATTCTCAAGCTCTTTGCACTTCGAACAAATGAAGTGTCCAAAGAGTCTGTGAATGTTGAAATCACATGCGCGCCTCTAGAACGTTACATACGCAAGTATCTCAAGGGTCAACAACTTGCAAACATTCGACGTGTCCTTAGAAAAGGAAACGACCGAATCATCGTCCAGACTGATTCAAAGTACTGTGAGAGAATCCAGGGTGTACACAAGTCGAACCACGTCTGGTTCGGTATTACACGGGGGCGTATCTGTCAGTTGTGTCATGACGACGAGTGCAAAGAGCAAAAGTTTGTCGGACGGGAACATATTCTTTCTCCGAGTATAGTAGAGGAATTACGCAGCAATGTTGCTGTGGATAATTCTAATTATGTGTCTATTTGTGATCTTATTCCCGACTTTTGGTGGCAAGAAGAATCGGTTCCTCAGAGAGGTGCACCCATACTCGGGTCTCGACCCTCAAACATGGGATCTGCTTCAAAGTCATCTGTCGGAGTTCGAAAACCAACAGGCAAGTCTCGATCAAAGAGCTGGGGGTCTTTACCGAGCGATTGAAGATGTTCGTAACCTCGCTCTTTTCATCCAGCGCGCAGATGACCACGAACATCAGGAGACGCTCGAATCCATCGCCGTTCAGATGGGAGTCGAGGGCGAAACTACTTTGTTCGAGCTCGCACACAAAAACGGTCTTTATTTCTTTCCAAAGTACTTAAACGATTTAGCCCCTGATGATACAGAGACTGATGTCAGTCGGTCAGGAGCAGCCATCAACGGACACTTCCCAGACCCCAGAAGCCACGGACAATAAGCCGGTGACACGTACGCGTTCAGGTCGTGCCGTCAAGGCGCCTGAGCGTTACACACCACAGGAGGTGTGCGAGGATGACTATGCCGATGACGACTACGACACGGAAGAGTCTGGCAGCGTTTCATCTGAGTTATCCTATGACACGGAGGATATCTCAAGTGAGAGTGATGCCGATGAGGAGGGGAACCTCGCTGGGTTCATAGTCGAAGATAAAAGCAGTAGTGACTCTGAGAGTAATGGATCGGATGTTCGATCCGAGTCCGGTGAGACCGATGTTTCCAGTGACCGAGGCGAACGGCGACCCGCAGCAACACCAGCTCGTGGACGAGGTCGAGGCCGAGGAGCACCCACAGCACGACGCACGCTCGTACTATGATCAGGGCCCCCGTGTTTTCTATCCTCAGAATCAGTCAGTTGATATGCTTGATAAAATTTCAAAAGAGACTATAATTCTTGTATTTGCTGCGTTTTTCATTGGGCTGCTGCTGGGAAAGTCTCTGACGCCGGTGATTCTGAAGCACTAATTCCAGGTTGATCTCCCAAGAAGGGAGTCATAGGAGACGTCAGGGTTGGTATGTACTGACCAGAGTCGGGCATTATTGGACTGCCTTTAATATCGACTCCAATGACGGGTGAGAATTCGGATGATACGGTAGGTACCGGAGGAAGCATGTCGCCTTCGGTGCTTTCACTTTCAACTCCGTATGCATACATTCTTGCCGACCCTCCATCAGACTCGTTTGGTACGAAGTCACCATACATCACGTTTGATGAAGGATCGCCCTGGATGAAATTGAGGATTGGGTTTCCCGACTGAATCTGGAAATCCATACCGCCCATGTCTTTATATATCTGCGACTGATTGTCAACCTGGACGACGTTGCTCGTCGAATCGACGTACGGGAGATTGTTTGATGTCGTCACTGTGTTACCTACATCTTCCGTATACGGGGGCATCGTGTTTTCATCACGCGGAGGAGCATACCCCTCTCTGCGTGCTGAAAGAATCACAACGATCAATACGAGTACAGCGAGAGCGACCCATAATGACCAGTGTACCTTCATCTATTTATTGTGTATGTTTTTTTTCCAAGGAGGTACTTCGTACCGTTGTCATCCGAGAAGCGGTGGCGGCCTTTCCACCTGCGGCGGAAAGGACTATTTAACCCAGTAGCCCTGCCGCCGCGCTGCCTGCACCGGTAGGCTCTGGTGCTGGACCGGCGTCAATCTGAACAGCTGGCGCATTGGCGCGCTCCTCCTCCTGCTGGACACGACGACGCTCAATCTCCTCAGCGATACGGTCATCGGCAATCTTCACCAGCTCAGGCATCTCCTTGTCTGGAAACTCCTTCTTCAGATCCTCGATGAGCTCAGCTGGGTGAGGAATGGGCGGTACATCCGGGCGAGAGTAGTACTTGGAGTTCTCGTCACCGGGCTCGATGAACGGCGTCGCCGACCCCTCGAGGGGCTTGGCGAGCATGTCACGCTTGCGCTTCTCAAACATGGCCGACGCCTGACGCTGGTTGTCACGGTACTTGGTCATAATCTCCTCCAGCTTCTCATTCTGGTAGTGGACGTTATCAATCTGGAGACGGTCAGGGGGAATCAGCAGCCACTTGTACATGTCGACGACGTAAATATCGACGAGCGCATCCTCCTTCTGCAGACGCTTGGCGTGGCTCTCCGCCTCATCCTTCGTGGCAAAACACCCGCGGATCTTCAGACCCAGCTGCTCATTCTTCTGGGGCATATCCGGACCGACGATGGAAATCAGCGCAAAAAGCTGTCCTGGCACCGTCAAGTAATCCTGCTCGAGAGAACCCATTTAAAACTACTACACACCACTCTTTTAAGTGAAACAATGGATCAACTCCGTAAACGCCACAATCAGGCGAAGCGTGACCTGATTAACCAATGGGTCCGTCCGAATTCATACGTTCTTGATTGTGGATGCGGCCGCGGCGGTGATTTGCACAAGTGGAAGGCTGTACGTGCCCGTGTCGCCGCCATCGATCCCGACGAAAAATCTCTCCAGGAGGCAGAAGAGCGGTCACTTGACATTGGTATCGGGGTGTGGTTTTTGGGTGCCGGTGATATTCGTCAGGCGGCGTTTGCAGGTCCGTTTGACGTGGTGTGCTACAACTTTTCAATCCAGTACATTCTCGGAGATCATTTTGAACAGAGCATCAAGGCAATCAAGCTGGCTGTCAAACCAGGTGGACTCCTCCTCGGTATCACACCTGAGAAGAGTCTCATCGAGGGCGCTAATTCCCCAGATGCACTTGGTAACGTCTTTGAGATTCACGATGATAAGGTGCTCATGAGCCTGACGGACGGTCCGTTTTACGCAGACGGCCCCAAGTATGAACCCCTCCTCGATGGGAACGCCTTCCGTCATGCACTCGAGCCCGAGTTTCGATGTGTAGCGTGGGGACCTATCACACCAGACAAGACGGGACTCGTCACCGACATTTATGCGCAGTTTGTTTTTCTACGTCTAGATCAGTAGGATGGCATCCGGAATCATACAGACGGGTCTGCTCGTCGTGACCCTCGCGGTTGCTGCATGGAGCAGTCGCCGTGAAGCGCCACTCATGACGGACATTCGTCAGCGATACGACGTGCTTTTGAATCACCTCAAGAGCACGGAGGTTGTCGATCCGAGATTCGCTCGCCTCAGGAAACGGTGTATCCTCACGGGAATCCACGGGTCCCGTATGAATCGAGGCACCATAGGCTATAACGTAAATAAAGGGTATGAAATTTACATCTGCCTAGACAAGGATGATATAAACTCGGCGATGAATGTGCTCATTCATGAACTGGCTCACGTCACAGTCGACGAGTATGATCATTCTCCTGAATTCTGGGCGTCGTTCAAAGACCTCAAGGCGCTCTGTAAAACTCTGGGCATTTATACGCCAATCGAAGGTTCGCTCGAGTATTGCGGCATCATGATTCAGGACTGATTCACCTTTCCACCGCAGGTGGAAAGTTTTCCGTGTCCGATTCGAGACCAGTTTTTTTCTCACACCATTGTAAATGTCTGGTGGTATCGTTCAGCTTGTCGCGACCGGTGCTCAGGACGCGTGGCTGACGGGTAAGCCAGAGGTTTCTTTCTATCGTTCCAGCTACAAACGCTACACACACTACGCCAACTCACCCGAACGCCAACTGATCCAGGGTAACCCCTCGGCTGGTAACATCTCCACGATCCGTTTGGAGAAGAAGGGTGACCTCATCAACTACATGTACCTGATTGCCAGAGATTCGACTGGTGCTCTGATCCCAGGTATCAACTGGACCAACGTCATCGACAAGGTTGAGCTGCTTGTCGGTGGTCAGATTGTCGATACACAGGACATCACGTGGATGACGAGCGTCGAGGCGGTGACTGGTGCCCAGAACTTCTCCCAGCGCTACCTCAACAACGGCACTGGTCCCACCAACATCACCAATGGGTTCCTGCCGCTTAAGTTTTTCTTCTGCAAGGACTGGAACGTGTCTCTGCCCCTGGTGGCGCTCCAGTATCACGACGTCGAGATTCGCATCACGTGGAGCACAACCCTGGGTTCGACGCTGGCGCTGACGGGTCTGCCGGCGACTGCCGCCTACTCCTCGTTCCAGTACGAGGCCTGGACCAACTTTGTGTACCTGGACCAGGCGGAGCGTGAGTACTTTGCCAACACGCCCATGGACCTGCTGATCACCCAGATGAACCGCATCCCCATCGCGACCGGCAACATGCAGGAGCTGGCTCTGGCTCACCCCATCAAGTTCCTTGCATTCCAGTCCAACAACTACACAAACTCGTACGGCGTGGGTACCACCCAGATCCCAGCCGTCAACTACCAGTTCAAGACGCAGATTAACGGCGTGGACATTGGTGACTCGCGCTCCATGTTCCAGTGGATCGATGTTCCCCAATACTACCACACCCCTTACGGCTACAACCACGGCGGTGCAACGGCGAACGTCGCACTGATTTCCTACTGCCTGGACACGTCAAAGCTTCAGCCAACTGGCACGCTGAACTTTTCACGCATCGACACGTACCGCATCGTCGCACCGGCCGGTGTCTCACTGAGCACTCTGGCTGGCGGCAACGGTCGCTACTTTTACGCGATGAACTATAACGTCCTGCGCATCAAGGATGGCATGGGCGGGCTGCTGTACTCGAACTAGACGCGTCTACTTCTTTGGTGGGGGTTTGGCGAACTTGTGAACAATGAAAAAAATAACAGCCGTGATAAATGCGGTAGCGAGCATGCCTGTCGCTGACAGATTACCCGCATCGCTCATATATTTAGGAATAAGATCCGCCAATTTGTTCTGAACCGGCTTGGAGAATGCAGCGACTGCGGCAATGCCCGCGAGCGCCGCGTTCAACTGGTCGTCAGTCAGACCAAATGGGTTCTTTGAAGAGGATGAGGAAACTGGGCCGGCGGACGCATTGTCCAGGCTCAGCGCAGCCACTCTATTGTTCTGTGGGTTCTTGTACGGACCGCCACCCATCGATGGCCCCATGTCGAAATCAGCACTCGGCACAACATCAGAAATTGGCGTCGAGAAATCCATTTCTATTTGGGGAGGTTTTATTTCGGCTTTAAATAACTCGGGCTGTTCGATCGCACGCGTCTGATACACCGGCTGAAGTTCATCTGGGAGACCGAACGAACTCTGATGCTGAACAGGTGGTTGGTCCTGTGTCGGCTGCTGCTGCACAGGTTCCACCTGAGGAATGTACTGCAGGATGTCGCTCGATCCATTGAAATCGAGATTCTCGATAATCATCTATTGGTGTGTATGAAATCTTTTACGTGATAGGGGCGCAATCAATCCTCTAGGGGGCACTTTCGTGCCTGTGTGTCCGTCAGACCTTTTTCACAGTGACACCTGGGCGACGAGCGCTCCCTGGTGGTGTTCCAGACGTGACCAATGGCGTTGAGACGTGCTTCGGATTATAGTTTTTCTGGTGGTACTGCCACATGGCTTCGGATCCGATCCGAAACCCTTTGCGAATCGGCGCCTTGTAGTAGTAAACACAGTCCTCGATACGATTGGATTTGCTCGTGTTGTCGAGGACGAGACATTCATAGTTTTCGGTGCAGGCATTCATCACCTGACAAAACATGTCAAACGTCGGAAACACACCGAAGAACGCCTTGTACAGACGCTCACGATTCTGAATCACATTTTCGCGGAGGACAAACACGTAATCGACGTTTGCACGCAGGTCTGGACTCAGGTCCATACAATACTGCATAGTCAGCAAAAAGAATATTTTCCAGTGACGCCCGTTCATGAAACATTGTCTGATGCATGTGTCTTTCATGAACGCCTTGTCGTACATGCAATCATCCAGAAGCAAAAAGGCACTTGATTTACCACCAGCTGATACGATTCGCCTCTGGCGCTCGAGCACCTTTTCTATGGCGTCTCGTTTGTAATCGCCGTAGATGAATAGATCCGGGATAAACTGCTTGTAGTAGTGGTTACCATCCTCTGTACCGGACATGACGATACCGACGGGCAGGTGTCGTTTGTGGTACATAATGTCCGTGACGAGCGTTGACTTTCCCGTGCCGCGCTTACCGATGAATACGCACACCTTGTCGTCGCCAATCTTACTCGGGTCAAACTTTTTGAGCTGCAAATTGGACATTTCCTAATATTGTACTGGGTTTTTTTGTACACGCGGAATACGCAGCAAAAATAAAACCCCGATATTTAATAGGACATGTCAGGTGCCAAAATTCATCTAGACTTGAATGGAACATTTGTCAGTAATCCTGATTATACTTTATTTTCTGTAAAAAGTAAACCAACAAAAGAATATACGGCAGAAACATATGAGGTTCCGTTCGATGCCTCCAATATAAAATTTGGTGATTCCGCATCAGCGTTGATCCCTCCTAAAGGAGATGTTGTGAGACGTTTCACTGTGAGTTCTGAACTTCCTGCTCTGTACAACCCTTTAGGCCCTGGTTACGTGTACCCTTTGTACTCTGACCAGGTTGACGGTGGGATATTTGTGCAAACAAATACATTAGCCATCCAGCCGGGTGATTTCGTCGGTTATTTTAATACGCAATTTTTAAATCAATGGGCGACAAATTTTGTAGGGTACTCGAACATTTCTGTTTCTTACGATTCAACCAAAACAAAGTTTGTATTCACGTCCCCGGCGTACTCGAACATCTTTTTCAAAAATGAAAAAAGCGCCTCATTTTGGGGCTTTGATATTCGCGCACCTGATTTTTTCAACGTGAGTGGCTATCCTGCATACAACTTTACAAATGGAACTTTAACTGCTCCACTGACACTTATTCAGGCAGGGTGGATCCGCGGATTCACGCCCCCACCATCGACCGGATTTTCGTACAAGGAGTCGGTTGCGTGTAAGTTGATAAAAAATGCGTCATTGACCATCGGTGGTCAAACGATCGATCGCCTTACGAGTGAAAGACTCATCATTGAAGATGATCTTGGAATACCATACGAAAATCAAGCTGGACTCACTATCCTCGAAGGTAAAAATGACACGTCAACTATTACAGCTCCACGAAAGTACTATACTCGTCTCAACTTTGACATTGACACAATAAACATGAAAGCTCTCAATAATCAAGATGTTCGAGTCAATATCGAATTTGAAAAATTTGAAAATCTTCCTTCAGAATTGATCACGACAGATGGGTTTTTAGATGGCGATTCTTACGCAACATCAAACCTCCAAGCAATCACAGCTAATGGTACAAATAACTTTAATGTACAATCGGCTATAGGATGGAAAAATTACGTCATCATGGGTCCTTTGAGTTCTGATTCATCATTTCGATTTTATAATGAAGATACAAGAACATTTTATAAATGGACACCTGGAGGTTCTTATGGTGGTGCGTATATAACAATAAACGGCGGAACCATATACAAATCAACGGGTGGATATATCAAAAAAGCAGATTTAAATACTGTACTTGCAGTGAGCACAACTCCGTGGACAACAAGCACATACAGCTTTTTTAGTGGATTTCCAGGTACACCTTATGGTGACGGAGGTAACTTTATTTATTATATACTTAGTGACGCTCGTTACGTGTATTTACTATATAAAATAAATTATTATATCATTGGGTCAACGTACACGAGTTTAGTAAGTGGTACACTCGACGGAACTCAAAAGATATGGACCGTCACATATCGGTTTTACAATAAAACAGCTCCATTATCTGCAAGTGACCAAACAGCTCTTCAAAATTTCTGGACTACATATGCTTCGACTCAATCGACTGGCGGTGCAACTATATTTCCAACGAGCAAAGTAATTTCTTCAATGACACAAAACGGTTCAGATGTCACTGTCGTTGGAACGTTGACGTATTCAGTCGCTACAAAAACAGGGAATGAGTTTATACCTGGAAATAGACTTCATAATAATTTAATGTGGTTGAGATATGATTCATCTGCGGGGTTTAACACATCGACTTCATATTCATATACTACATTACCATCAGGTTTACCGGCATCTGTGAAAGATATTTATCCTGGAATATACGATACATTACAACTTACAAATACTAATTATTATTTCAGACCTGTATTCGATGGTCGGTACATTTATTTTGCAACAGCTCCACTGTATATTGCTAAATTAGATACACAAAATTTTACATCACCAAGTGGGTATAGCCAAGTAGATGCTAATATAATATCTCCTGTTCCATTAAGTAATGCACTTTTATTATCAGATGGAAAATACCTGTACACAGGTTCCAGTTCTACACGAGGCGGAACTGGACGATTTTCACGCTATGACGTTACAAAACCTATTAATCAACAATCTTCATGGGAATATTTCACAGGAGATACGTTAATTCGTGCTAGTGATTTTGAATATAGTTCAGCAGGTGGGTTTGATGGTAAATATATGTATTTTTACACGAATTCTGACCAACAAAGGGCTACATTTCCAGTGACGGATTTTTCAAGAGTAACAACGTGGCATCAATATGATACAACAAAACCTTTTAATGATGTAAATTCTTGGCAATGGATTGACTTTCGCCCGGGTGGAATAATTAACTCTTCGAATGGTTCTCATCCAAATATAACTCTTCTTGCTCACCGTACAAATGTTGCTAATACAGATCCAACATATTGGCTTGCTGTACAAGGTCTTCAATTTATAGTAGGTTCAAGATATATTTATATTGTAGAAGCTGATGATTCATCTGATTCAAATTGGACGTATCAAGATTTTATTCAGTATAATCCGATAACAATGTCAGGAACTAACCTCCCAACAAGTGTCATAGTGAAATACGAAAAGTATGTCAAACCTCCTCCAACGAACCAGATTTCACTGTACGGTCAGACAGATATCAATGAATTCGTATTCAAACAAGGACGAACGACTGATTCGTTCCCTCTCGAATTTGTCAATCCAGTCCGTGAGTTTTGGATCGTCGTACAAGATCCAGGTGTCGTCAGCAGAATCGTTCTCCGTCTGAATAACGAAATTATCATCGACGACGACCAAGTAACTTCGAGATACATTCGCACATTTGAAACACATACCACCATGCCGACGAGCAGTAACGTCAATGTGTATTCATTTTCCCTCGATCCAGAACAACTACACCCTTCGGGGACACTCAACATGTCTCGAGTAGCTTACCCAGTACTTGATGTCACGTTGGAGTCCGCACCAACTTCAGATTTGTATCTCAGAGTGTACAGTAAATCATTCAACGTTCTGGGATACCAGGGTGGGATTGGAGGACTGTTATTTAATTCTGCTTTGTAAATATGGAGAATCTCCCTGCTCAGTTCTCACGACAGACGATACGTTTGCAATTTCCAAAAGACGTACATTGGGGGGATGATATCACAGTATGGATTGCTAAAGTTGGCGATTTGGCTCATTCCATGTACCTCCGTGTGACATGGCCGACAGATGCACCAACGACTGTGCAGCCAAGTGCAGGTACTGCGATGATCGATCGCATTGAGTTGTCATACAAGGACCAACTCATCGAACGTATTTACGGGGAAAATCTGTACATGCTTGGTGATATTAAAGTTCCCCAGGCAAAACAGAGTGCATTATCTAATTTAGTAGGCACAGGAACAACGACAGCTCTGAGTTCATACCACATTCCTTTACCGTTTCTGATTTTAAAAAAGGGTCTCCCTTTAATTGCTCTTAAAGAGGCTCCAAAGTTCAGAGTCGTATTCAACCCTTCGAGTACATTTACAACTTCGATTTATACAAAATCTATTCAAGTTGATTTGTTTGTCGAGTATGTGTACTTGTCACAACCTGAAAGAGATTGGTTCAAGAAGAATGAACTCGTGTATCTGACATATTCATTTCAACGTTTACAGTTTAAAATTCCTGTGTCTACAACTCAAACAATCTACACATACTATACGGATTTTGTGAATGACGTCAAAGAACTCTTCTGGGTTATTCAGAGTGAAGCTGCATCAAATGTTTACGATTATGGAAGTCATCTCGTAAACCTTCAGATCACTTTCAACAATCAAGATTTCATAACAAGAAATTATGCAACCGCCCAGTATTTACACGTTTTACAGCCTTTGCAGTATCATACACGTGTTCCGACTGGTAATTACTACATGTATTCATTCGCACTCGAGCCTGAAAACGATCAACCAACTGGTGAAATGAACATGACGAATATTACGCGCCAACAGCATTCATTGACACTTACAGCAAGTCCTTCGGATGAAAGAAATTTGAGAATTTATGCTCATTCGTACAACCTTTTTAGAGTAAAAGATGGTAATGGAGTTACATTAAATCCACTGAGAGAAGGCGGTACAACTCCATTTTCCTCAGGTATATCCACCCCGCCTCCTCCTCCTCCTCCTCCTCCGCCTTCGGGCGGTACTGCTCAATGGGCAACACGTATTTCTGGTGCATCTTACGAACTTGGGAACAGTATTTCAGTTGATGGATCCGGAAATTCCTATGTGACTGGGTATTACGCTTCATCCCCAGTAACAATTTATAACTCTGATGGAAGTACTTTTGGAACTCTTGATTTCGTCGGTGGATCTGACACATTCATAGTAAAGTATAATACGGCTGGGACTGCTCAATGGGCAACACGTATTACTGCTACAGATGGCGACGCAGGGACTAGTATTTCACTTGATGGTTCTGGGAACTCGTATGTGACTGGGTATTACGACGTTTCTTCATTAACAATTTATAATTCTGATGGAAGTACTTTTGGAACTCTTGCAAATTCTGGAAATATTGATTGTTTCATAGTCAAGTACAATACGAATGGATTTGCTCAATGGGCGACACATATAGGAGCTTTCGGTTACGAAATTGGTTTAGGTATTTCAGTCGACGGGTCAGGAAACTCTTACGTGACTGGTTTTTACAGATTTTACAATTCTTTCATCCCAACCCCGTTAACAATCTATAATTCTGATGGAAGTACTTTTGGAACTCTTCCTACTGAAATAACTGATAATGCATTCATAGTCAAATACGACACATCTGGATTCGCTCAATGGGCAACGTATATCACTGGTTCTGGGGGTTATGAAAACGGATATAGTATATCAGTCGACGGGTCAGGAAATTCTTATGTGACTGGGTATTACGCTTCATCCCCAGTAACAATTTATAACTCTGATGGAAGTACTTTTGGAAATCTTAATTCAGACGGTGGCTCTGACACATTCATAGTCAAGTATAACATGTCTGGATTTGCTCAATGGGCAACACACATCGGAGGTACAATAAATGAAGGTGGAAACGGTATTTCAGTCGACGGGTCAGGAAATTCTTATGTGACTGGGTATTACAATTCATCCCCAGTAACAATTTACAACTCTGATGGAACTACTTTTGGAAGTCTTGTAAATAGTGGCTATTATGACGCTTTCATAGTAAAGTACAATACTTCTGGAACTGTGCAATGGGCAACACGCATCGGGGGTACAGGAGTTGATATTGGACGTGGTATTTCAGTTGATGGTTCAGGGAATTCTTACATGACTGGGTTTTACAATTCGTCCCCGGTAACAATTTACAATTCCGACGGAACTACGTTTGGAACTCTTATGAATGGAGGAAGTAATGATACGTACATAGTCAATTACAACACATCCGGAACTGCTCAATGGGCTACACACGTCGGTGGTACAGACGTTGATGAAGGGTATGGTATTTCAGTCGACGGGTCAGGGAATTCTTACGTAACTGGGTATTACACTTCATCCCCAGTAACAATTTATAATTCTAACGGAACTGTGTTTGGAAGTCTTTCAAACGCTGGTAATACTGAATGTTTCATAGTCAAATACGCGTAACTCTTCCGTTTGCAATTTGTATATTAATGTACCCGTAATAAAATAAGTTCAGAGAGTACTCTGCTTGAATCTGAGGAGCATACTGTTCAAGAAATTTTATGTCAAGATGTGTTGTCTGGGAACTAAGCTTTGAAAACTCCATACTTCCACCGTCATGATTGTATTCTAAAGGTCTTTCACTGAAGCAGTACATGTACAAGTTCTTTGTCGGAACAGAAAGTTTGTGATCAATCGCTTGTTTGAATGTATAATAAAGACCACCTGGAAAGTTTGAAAGAACATTTTGGTTATTCAAGTACAATGTCGCATAATCAATCGTATCAATGTACCTTAACTGAACTCCGTTAAAAAATGTCACTGGAGTCGCAGCGACAATGTAATCTGTTGTATACCCGTACGAATATCTTGATGAGTAATAAGCACTGTTTTCTTTCTCGTACGCCTTATTTCTGATAAACCATGTTATCATAGAAACTTTGAAGTCGGCTGTGAGATTCATACGAGCTATACCACCTGAGTAAGTTTGAACGGCTTCTTTCCAAACACGCGGAATTCTTAAATTCATAGGTTGACTTTGATAATACATACGTTCCCTTGGAGATAATGTAATTTCTTCTACGAGCAACTGAGGTCTTATCAATTCGACTGGTATCGGTGCATTCGTAATCCACGATGCTTTATTAAAAGTGAAACGTACTGAAATTGTCGAGTTCATAATTGCACACATTGGAAAATATGGTTTTTTATTCTCACGCATGTGCGTGAACCGACGACAGAAAAAGAATTCAAGAGGTATGAATAAATCTATTTGATTTGTAGCAGTTACATTAGAACCTTCTGGTGTGCCATTACTGATCAATTGATACATTCCTAGTTTTTCATCAGCGTCGAGCATCAACTGATCGTGTATGACATACCAATCATCCGTGATTGATTCGTAGACGATTCCGTCTACGATAAACTCAACTTTGTTTATAATGGCACGCCCTACAAGTTCAGTGTAATAGTACCCTGACGGAAGTGCAGGGAGTGAACATTTCAAGTACATATTGGAAATGAGGTCACCACGTTCCCGTGGAAATATATTCACCTGAACAGAATTTCCCAAGTAACCTCCTATATTTGATAAAGGAATTGTAAGACGCTGGGAAACAACAAATGGTGTGTGTTGTCGAATATGAGGTATCCATTGTGACTCACCGCCAAACATATATCTATCTTGTGCACCAACTGCAGAGAGTCCTATAAGAGCACCTGTCCCAGAACCGCGATCAACGACTGTCGTATATACTTCACGCCCCTCGGATGTCATCACGTTTGAATTCAAGTCTCTAAGTTCACCTGGAGTACCTATAATATCGGTGGCATCGAAGATTTTAGGGTCATACATTGAATAATACTTGCTTTCAATTGTCGCGGTTGGGCTCATGAATGTCAAAAGGACACTGGAACTCGGCAATGGAATCGCCTGCTGCTGGTCTGTGACGACATCGAGTCTGTAAAGATACTGTTGGGTCTTTATTTTCGTTGCCGCCGTGTCTGCAAGAACGTTCGCCGTACCGAGCTCTGCGAACAGTTCAGTCACAGTGATATTCCCAGAAACGTCTACAAGAAGCATTGAAATGTCACTGAACCCCGTAACTTTCCAATCCTTCTCTGGTCTCGGACCAGTGAATTCATCGACGATGTACACACTGAATCTGTTTCCAGAAACGAGCGGACCACGGAACCCATGTGCCGTTGTTTTTGTTTCCACCTTCTCAAACCTAAACGTCAATTGAAGTAAAGAACTTGGTGCGACTGGAATGGTACCAGTCCCCTGAATGGTCGCTGTCACTAAAGCCACATACGGGAACGAAATGGCAGGTGGACCCGGGTTGATCACGACATCTCCGTATACATTGGAAGTGTACGTCTGAACAATGACTCGCTGTTGAATCCCAGTCAGACCTGTAATTGTCATTCCAGGTTTAATGGGTGCATTCTGTGTCAGGTAGACTGATAGGATATTTGCAGTTAAAGATGGTCCATAAAACCCTGTGACTGTGATACCTGTTTCACCGATAGGTGTGTCTGGAGAAGTCGGTATGGTGTCTGGAGAAGTCGGTATGGTGTCTGGAGAAGTCGGTATGGTGTCTGGAGAAGTCGGTATGGTGTC